ATATTACGGTGTTCGTAAACCCGCCGCCGCCCCCGCCCCCCGCAGCCGCGACAGTAAGCGTGTTAGCTGCATCGTTATACGTCAACGTAACGTTAGAGCCTGCAACCAAAAGCGCAGCGACGCGATCATCTACTGCTTCCGCGAAATCACTGATTGTGCTTGAAGGTTGTTGACCGGTGTGCGTTGTCCTATCGCGTAGCGCGGCGTCAGTGGCGTTAGCCGTAGCACCGTCGGCGACATTCAGTAACGTGCGCGCTTGCGCTGGGGTAAGATCTACTGGCGCCGCCGCTGCGCCCGTGTTGTTGCCTTTCAGCGTGGTTGCGGGCATCGTAGCCAGCTTTGCGTTTGTTACTACCCCGCCGTCAATTGACCAAGTAGCGCCTCCACCCGTGACGCTGATATCGCCTTTGTCGCCGTCTGTGACACCTCCGCCGGGAGAGGCTGCGACAGTAAGCGTATTAGCCGTGTCGTTGTAGGTAAGCGTAACGTTCGCCCCGGCTACAAGCAGCCCCGCAACCCGATCATCCACCGCTTCCGCAAAGTCACTAATGGTGCTTGAAGGTTGCTGGCCTGTATGAGTAGCTCTATCGCGTAGCGCCGCGTCGGTGGCGTTAGCCGTAGCTCCCGTAGCTACGCCATCGAGTTTCGTCTTGTCCGCTGCGGACAGGAACCCCGCCGTAGAAGCAGTAGCGGCTGCGTGCGCTGTTCCGCCTGCGCCAACGTGGCTTAGCGCAGCGTAGGCCGCATTGCCTTCGGAAGAAGTGAGGTACTGGGGGTGAGGGTCGGAAAGCGCTACATGCGCGGTAACCGCCGCCGCGCCGCCGTCTGTGACGACAAGAGATCCGGTGTCAAACGCTAACCCCGCCCCTAGCGGAATTTCAGATGTTGCGCCGTTGCCGGTTGTCGCTTTGCCAAGCAACGCGGCACCGCTTTGGGAAATCGCGTGCACATCGTTCCAATGCGACATCGTAACTTCTCCAGTGGCGATTGCCTCTGGATCATCAGCAATAAGCGATTGGAATTGGTGCCGGACTTCGACTGCCACACTACGATTCCAATAGCCGCGCCAACGTGGCGCGGCGTTCCTCAATTTGTCGATGCAGCGTAGTCAACTGAAGATTGAATTGCTCGATACGCTGCTTGACCGCCTTCAATTCATCTTGCGCAGCTTCCATTTCAGCAGTGTGCTTGCGCTTGTCCTCTTTCATCTTTTGTTGCGCCTTCAAAGCATCTTCTTCCGAGCGCTTCAAAAAATCCTCATGCTTTTGCTTGGCGCGCTTTGTTTCCTCTTTAATCTCATCAAGCTCACCGCGTAGCTTGTCGCGCAAAGCCTTTTCTTCGGCGTTCGCAGCCTGCGCAGCACTCAAATCGCCTCTTACCGTTTCCAGTCGTTGCTGATTCTCGCTAACAGCCTGCCGCACTCGGTCAAGCGAATCATATTCACTAAGCACAGAACCAAGCTCAGAAAGGTCGCGCAATAGCGCGCGTTGACGATCATTAATCATCGCGTATGGCCTTTCAGCAACAAGACGACATTCAAAGACGTGTTTACACTCCCGCCCGTAACGACAGGCTTTAGCCAACGAACGACTTCCATAACAGCCTCGACCCTGTTATTCGTAAGCGTCAAAGGGTTACCTTGCGGATCGGTCAGTGTCGCATACCCGGCAGGGTCGTCGGGGTCGGCAAGCAAACTGCCTTGTATGGCTACCGTAGCGCCATCGAAAACCCCAACCGCCTGCACCGACCGCTCGGCGAAATTCGCCAACTCTACAGGCCCGGTTGTGTCAGCGTTGGTAACACTGTTCCATCTCTCGTACACCACCATGTGGTTCGTAGAGATAGGTACTTCTCGAACAGGTTTGATTAAGGCCATGTGTGCTACACCAGATTATCTACATCGGCTACGCTATTAACCGCCTCTGTCTGCTTTTCTGCACCCGGCGGTTTACCCTTTACGCTCTTTGGCGCTTCCGCCTTTTGGATTGCATCCGCTTGGCCTCGCGCGTAAGCCTCTTGCTGCGCTTTCAGAATCATGCGCTGGACGTCTTTATCGTTTTCAAAATTCACTCCATTGACCAAGCGCAAAACGCTCCGATACTGCGCCGCTTCTTCCTCTTCCTGCTTCTTACGCCGCTCCATTTCCCGAGTAGCGGCTTCCCTGTCTTTTTCGTTGACGACCGCCATCCAATCGCCGAGGTCGGCGATCGACTTGATATGAAAAACAGATTCTTCCGCGCGAATTTGATCGTCGTAGAAACCTCTGCGAACAGCGCGAACCAAAACAGATTCAGACATGGTATTCCTTTCTGAAAGCAGATACTTGGCCGCAGCGTAATGCTACAGCCAAGTATGCATTACGCCAACCCGTTCGAGTAAGCAACCTGACGTGAAGATCCCATGCGGATATGCGCACTTGCATTGCCAGCAGTAAACGGCCCGGTAGTCACCACCCAGTTGATGCGCAAATACCGACGCAAACCGGACGGCAGTTTCGTCAACCACGGTTGTGCTCCCTGAACCAAAGACGCTTTAGGAATGACAGGGCCAGACAGCACATCCGCAAACGTTACGTTGTCCGCCGAATCCTGCAACACCGGTTGCAGCGTAGTAGCACCTGCAGAAGCAAAGGTCGTATTCGCAGTGACTTGCAAATACAAGTCTGTGTCATCCCCCGCTGCGCGGTTCGCTACTGTAGTGTCTATCACATCCGTGCTTACTGCCGTGGCGGTAATAGCCTGCGCATTGGCAAACTCTGTTTGACGATCTAGCATTTCAATTCCTTTCAAATTACACGATGGTCGCTTCGGTATTCAAAATCGCATCTGCGCGACGTACCGGGATGCCATCAAATGAAATGACACGCTTACCAGCCACGTTATCCATCATCAGGGAAGATGACGCAACTTTGTTGACGATCTGCCTGCGCAGGAATGACGTGATCGTGCGGTTAGCGTAAATCATCGGCGTGCCTGAGCGCATGACAGACGGCTTGGGCAGTTCAATCGCCTGCGTAAGCAGATCAATCAGATCAGCGCCGGAAGCACCGTTCTTGGTCAGTTGCGTCACATCGATGTTCGCAATGCGCACAACGGCCTGCCAGTCGCGGATGACCAGACCAGTTTTCCACTCATAGTACGAGCGCAGACCTTGGTACTGATTGCCGTTGGCGTCTTTCAGCGTGCGTTCGCCCAGGTCTTTCATCTGCAAACCGGCAGTGCTGCCTTTGGGGTAGCTGGTGAACACCGTGTCAGGCCCCCACACGATCAGCCAGATCGACGTGTTGTTACTGGCAGTGCCGCCGCCAAGCAGAATGTTCTCGCCTTGCTCAAGGCCTGTCTTCGCAGCATAGCGGGGCGCAAGGCCCAGAATCTGCTCCGGGTTAGTGGCGTTGTTGCTGTAGAAGAAAGCCTCTTCCATTTGCTGGCTCATGCCCTGGATGATCGCTCGATCTTCCGTAGCACGCCATTCGACCGAATTACCATTCAACGCCGACAGCGCCGCATCCACCTCGCTGTACGCCGCAAACATCCCGAAGGCTTCGGTAATTTGCGAAGTCGTGGTTTTCACAAGGGGCACGCCTTGGTTGAATTTGCGCCACCCGCCTGTTGCCAAAGATCGGCGAAGCGTGGTGACATGGCCCGTAGCCTGATTGCCTTCGAGCACCATCGCGTCCTCGATAAAAGGCGTAGCGGTGTTCAGAATCTCAACGATTTTCGCAATCTTGCCGTCGGGGTCAAGACGTGTTGCCACGTCGATTAGAGTCGGATATGCAGAATTCAAAGTCGCCATTTCTTACCTTTCATGCCATAAACCGCGCGCCTTACTTACCGTCAAAGAGCGTTTCTCCTAAGCTCTTACCTGTGGTACCCGGCGCGCCATGCGCAAACGTATCATCGGCCATTGCTTTACCGATGCGATAGAAAGTTTTCACCAAAAGAGGATGAGCCGCCAAGCCGGTGTCCCGCATCCATGTAGCTAACTCCGGCGGAGCGAATTTCTTGAACGCTTCATTGGCAACCGCTGCGTTCTTGTCAAACGCACCGGGTTTGCCGTTTTCGGTCAATTCGGCATCCTTCTCCGCCTCGTCGGCCCAAGTTTCAATCTGCTGATTCCACGCTTGCGCCTGCGCTTGCGCCATCTGCTCTTGCATCTTGACAGCCAGCTTCAGCACACCATCCACTTGAGACTGATTCAGCTTCTGCTCGGTTGCAAAGCTCTTAAACTCGCCTAGCAATACAGGCTCGTACTGCACGCCTTGCGGCGCGTCAAACTTAAGCTCAACAGGCTTCGCTTCCTGGCCTTGGGCTTGGGCTTGATCTTGGCCTTGGGCTTGATCTTGGGTTTGAGCTTGAGCTTGACCCTGATCTTGACCTTGGGCTTGGCCTTGGCTTTGGGCTTGAACCTGAGTTTGACTTACTTCAGCGGTTTGGACTGCAACTCCATCAGACATGTTGATTTTCCTGAATCATGGTGAAATACTGACTAGGCGCATACTGCATAACCTCAGCAAGCAGTTTGGCACCTACCGCGCGCTGCCCTTCAACAAAAGCCGCTCTTCGCGCACCGTCGATAAAAATGGCACTGTATAAGCCACTTTCCGACAGTTTGCGGAAAACAAACCTTCGCCCTGCGGGCATCGCCATAATCTGTTGAATCTCATCTTTGATCCGAAGCTGCTCAATCTCGGGTTTATCCGGATTGTCGTCATCTTCAAGATCAACTAATTCGCCAATGTTACTCATTGTAACGGCCGCGCGCAACTCTTTTCGATATGCTTCAACACGCCGATTGCACCGGACATGAAAAAGTGCCAAGCGCCGGACACGGTGGCGTCTACGTAACTGCCGGTCGGCGAAAGCAGAAAGCGCCGGGGCTCAATGCCCAGTTGCTGCGCCACGTTTTCAAAATATTCACGAGCGTCAGGCGTATCGCCGGGAGTCGGGATGTTCATGCGGGTACCTCCTGCGCATTCTGCGCGTTTTGAATCATTTCCTGTACCTCAGGTGCCGAGGCGTCTTTCGCCGCGCGCGCCAAGCCCGGAGCAGCCGCCAATGCCTGCGCCTGCGCCTGCGCTTGGCCTTCATCGCCCGCAGCCGCGTCGGCTTCTTCATCGCTGGCTACCAAATCCGGGTCGACACCCAATACATCGGCCATCTTGTCGACGAATTTATACCACTTGACCTTGTGCACTGCGTGGGACGCTATTTGCGCTACATTGCCAACGGTGCCGATGAACCGGTCAAGGGTGTTACCTTCGACGAGCTTCTGCGCCTGCGCCAGCGTGGAAACGAATTCAACTTCCAATTCTTCGTCCTGAATCTCAGGCGGCGCAGGCGGCATGACTTCCTTACTCACCAATTGCTCGAAGGTAAACTCCACCCACGGCGCAATCAAACCGAGATGCAGACGCCCAACCGCCGGGCCAAGAACCGTCATCTTTTCCTCATACCGTTGCGCAATTTCCGTTGCGGTACTCCCGCTGAGCGGTTGCGATTGAAGCATCAGGAACAAATCCGTGTAATACGCTTCCCGCACGAACGCCATCAACCTGCTTTCCCTCTCGCTTATCTCCTGCAGATTGACCTGCACCTCGTACAGGTTGCGGATCGCCACGTCCTGCGCATCCGAATAGAGCACGCCCCCAGGCATGCGCCAACTGTTATCACCCTTGAGCACAGTAGGAACACGCACCGGAGGCGACACGCGGTAGTCCAGCGCTTGCGCCCCGCGCAGCGCGATATGCTGGAGCCCAAAGCTCGAATTCAGGCAATCGAAACCGGGGCCGTAGCCATAGGTGTCGTTACTCGTCACGTACCACCGAGGGAGCAGAACCGGGAAGCGGTCATAGCCCGATTCACGTAGCGGCTCTCTCGTGTCGTGGCTCATGTCGTAGTAGCAGGACGAATACCGCTTGCGCGACGCCGGAGAATATCCGGGCTTGCCAACGCCCTGCGCGCGCTCTTGAACTAAATGCAAAATCTCGAAATTTTGCACGCGGCTCGTGTTTTCCGCCGCGCGCAAAACCTCCGGGCTCACCCTGTCCTTGCCAAAAGCCGCCACCATCTGGCCTGCAGTCATGCGGAACCTGCGCCCGAACACTTGGCCTGCACCCTTGTCATCACGCGCACAGACCCATTCGCCGAACGTCATCACGTGTGAACACACGACATTTTCAAAATCCGCTTGAAGCACAACTGCTGCATTGCCAAACGCGCCAATCTCATCATAGGCCGCGTGGAACGATTGATAGGCATCCCCCCGTGCTGCCACCGCAAGGATAAGCTCTGTGCCTTGATGCAGCCACTTGCGCACAGAAGCCGATTCGGCCAGCTCCCGATTGCGCAGCGTCAAACGCAACCAAGGCCGCGCAGGGTTAGTCGCCCCCGACTGGAGCCCAGAGCTCAACGTCCTGTGTGAGAACTTTACCCCGTCATGCGCAATATGCGCGGAGCTCGCGCGCTGGTCTTTATCCGAAGTGTTGAACCGCCCCAAGCGCGGAACTTGATATTGCTTGATCTGTTTGTTGATGACATCCCATGGAGCGCGGACACGCTCCATGCTGGAAAACAGCGCCGCCGCTTGAGTACGCTTTTCGGCGATGTCCATTACGCGCCTAGAATGCTACGCCCGCCGAGGTTGAGCCCCGCCGGATTGACGCCATTAACCCCGGTATACACACCTCGCGGTATGCTTGGCCGACGGCGCTTGAACACCTGCATGTCCGCCTGCTGCGATATCTGTGGCTGCGGGGGTGGAGGCGGAGGCGCTACTGCTGCTGGCGCGGGGGGCATTACGATTTTAGGCTTGGGAGGGCACACAGTCAGTCTCCAGTCAAGAGTCGGCAAAGGGGTTATAGTCCAGCCCGGTCTGGCGGGGCCGCATGCTGGGATTATTCCGCTCGAAAATCTCAATCGCCGAGAGTTTACGCACCGGATGAGCAAACGTCAACGCCAGCGCGTCCCCGTAGTCCGGTGACGGCAACCCGCGTGCAGTCATCTCGTCCTTCGATTCGAGGATAATCTTATGGCTATCGGCTTTGTACTTATACGTCGGCGCGGCTAGGTCTTGCATGAGTCTTGCATGATTGGGCAGTGCGCCGCCCGAGACTATCCACTTAGCCATTTCATGCCACATCTCCGCGCGCTTGTTGTGATAGTACTGCGACGCCGGGGCGCTCGCAAACGCCACCTCAACCACGTCATACTTCAATTGCCGCAGCCTGTCTATGACCCCGCCACCTTGCCCCGCGTCAATGAACACCGCGTCAGGCCCCCAGTCGTCGATCTTACGCGCAATGTTATCGGCCAGTGTCATGTTATCCATGCGCGTGAATGTCTCGGGCTCGAACGCCTG